AAATCAACATGACAAACCCACTGACACACAGCAAAACTATGTCAGCGCGTGTCAGTCGAAAATCTGACAGACTGACACTTGCCCCGGAAAGTGTCAGTAAAAGTGTCATGCGACATATTTTGCGATACAACGAAAAAAGCGGACATCCCGCAAATAGGATGCCCGCGCAAGTGTCAGTTGGTATGTCGGTCAGCACTCAGGGCTTTTTCTCGCTCTGGGTACCGAAATAGAACGCCACTACCATCGTGGCGATAGTGAGAAACTTATCCGGCTCGATGCTCCCATTGACGGACAGCACAGCCAGCACCGCGATGATAACCAGCGTGATGATGGTTTTCACCTTGAGCAACGCTGCAAGGTTTTTCCAAAAATCATGCACCGGGGAGGTGTTGGTGGTATCCTTGGTAGCGGTAATTTTTTTGTTGTCCATGACTTAGCCCTCCTCAATTTTGATGCACTTATTATGCATCTTTTTGTAGGCATCAAGGTACATTTCGCCCTTGTCGCCGTTGTAGGTGATCTCGTAGTACATCCCATCGGGGACGGTGGTAGAAATCAGCGCCTTGTGGTTTTGCAGAGTCTTGCACGACCACACAACGAACGTATCCTCGGCGGTCAGCTCGAAGTTGTCGGTGACATCAACATGGCGGTTGAAGTAGTCCACGACGGCAGCAGTGGCCCGCTTGATAAACTCGGCATTGCTCATTTTGATTTATCCTCCTTACTCGGTTTCGATGCGGATGGGCAGCGCCTTGGCCCGTTTATAGAGTTCCGTGCCCGTTCCGTTGCCACCCTGACTGTGGTAGCTGTCGTATAAGTATTTCAGATTGTTCAGATCATCCTCAGTGATGTACCCGCGTTTGATGCACAGGCGGCACATCTGATAGATTCGATCATGCAGCACCGCCAGATTTCCTGTGTGTAGGTCATTAACTGTCTTGCCCATCGCGGTCAACTGCCCCTCCACGGCATCCAGCCGGGGAGTGATTTGCTGAATCTGTGTTTTAAGGGCGCTGATTTCTGCGTTCTGGGCTTCTTCGGGGGCTTTATGCTTTTTCCATTTCGCCAGCAGAGTGTCCCATGCCTTGTCAATGGCTGTAAATGCCGTAGCTACGGCGACAACGGCTGTCACGACCTGCCACGGGGAAGTGATGACGATGTTCCACGACTGCATCGGATTTACACCTCCACAATGGGGATGCCGTAAGCTACGGCGGCATCGTGTTCAATGCGGCATCCACGATAATCCTGCCAGCCGGGGGCGAACACCACAAAATCAGCGGTGCCCAGCAGCTTGAGGCTTTCGCCCAGATACCACAGCGGCGTTGCGTCAGCCGGGGCGCCCTCGAAAAAGGATTCGATGACCTCGATTTCCTCATGGGTTTTCATGTACACATCGGCAATCAGCACCTTGCGCTCTTTGAGGATTTCCTCGTCAGCCCTGCCGCGCATCGGCTGAGAAATAAACAGTTTTTTCATGGATTTACCCCCCCCCTTGTTATGCCCACGAGCTCTTGTACAGCCCAGCGTCCGTCAGGCCGCGTTCCTTGCACAGCATATAAATTGCGTCAGCATCTCCCTGGCTCACCGGCCCTACCGTGATGACCTGCAGCTTGTTTGCGGGCTTGTCCGCTGCGGGCAGGGCTTTGACCAGATGGTTCAAATCAACCACGCCAGTGATGCCTGCCACGCCGCCCTGCCCGTATTGGTGGATGTAGCGTGGCAGCGTTTTGTCGTAATTCGTGCGCGTGTCGGCCAGCCAGCCGATGTAATCTTCACACAGGTAGGTGTAGTCGATGTTCGTGCCTGCGAAGGCCGTGAAGGTGTAGATGCCCGCCGTGAATCCGTGCGTCTTGGCCTTTTCGCAAAATGCCATAGCGATGGACGTGCGCTGGTCTTTCGTCAGGCTGTCGGCGCGGCCATCGTGCGTGGCATGACTCCACTCGGCATCGAAAAACAGCGGGTAGCCGGTCGGGGCAAGGCTTGCGCAGAAGTCGGCTTCCTCGCGGGCCTCATCCACCGTGATGGCCTGCGAGAAGAAGTAAAAGCCGAACAGCTTTGCGTTCGCTTTCGCCCCGGCAAGGTTGGCATCGTACTGCTCGTCCTTCATCAGCTTTCCAGTGCCGTAGCCGCGATAGCCGATGCGGACAATGGCGCGGTAGGGAACCTTTGCCCAGTCGATGGCGCCCTGATGGTGGGACACATCAATCAGCACTTCTTCGCCGCTGGGCTGTGTAGCGTCTGCGGGTTTTTCTACTGCGTGTTCCCCGGCGCGGTAAGCAAACACCCGCCCGTTAGCCGTGGTAAAATCGCTGTCCAGCCACACCAGCGGGTTTGTGCGCATGCCGTTCAGAATCACTTCAAAGTGCAGATGTGCTCCGAACACATTTCCGCTCGTGCCGCTATAGCCGATGAGGTCGCCCTCTTTGACCTGCTGACCCAGCTTAACGCAATATCTGCTCAGGTGCGCGTACCGGGTCTGCAGGGGCTTTCCCTCGTAGGGCGCGTGCTTGAGTCTAACCATGTTGCCGTAGCTCTGCATCCCGGTTTTGGTATGGCCGTCCCAGTCCTGCACCTGATCCACGGTGCCGTCCTCGGCAGCGTAGACCGGCTGCGTGCTGGTATTGCCGATCTGGGTGCGCAGGTCGATGGCCCGGTGCATACTGCCGTCGTTGTAAAACCATCCTTGTGTGACGATGTGCTGGGCCAGAGGCCACGCCAGCAACACCTCACCGTTTGAGAGTCTCATATCCTCAGCCCTCCTTTACCTGCGTAGCGACCACCTTGGCCATCTCCGCATCAAACTCTTGTGTAGCTGCGGCTAGTTCCGTTTCCAGCGCGTTGATCTTGTTGCGCCATTCCTCGCGCTGCTGGCGGACGGGCTCGTACTCCTCGGCGCTCATAACGCCGTCGGCGTGTTTCAGCGCCTTATAGTCGGTATCGGTCAGCAGGCTTTTAAGGGCGGTGATTTCAGCATTGATGGCGTCGATGCGTTCAAGAGATTTTTCCATTGAATGTGCCTCGCTTTCGATTTTCGTTTTGATTTTATCTTCCACGGCATGATGCCGTAGAGCTTGTAGAACAGCAAATCCGTACAGTGGACAGAACGGCGGGCCTGCTTTTTGATAAGTGACCCGCGCCACGACATATAGGACGTGAGAATCTGTTCCATCGTCATAAGCCCCGCCTGCAGAAAGTTGAAAAACTTCTTGATTTTGCGGCGTTCCCGGATGACGCTCTCACGGCAAGGCTGCTGTAAAACCTTGCCGTTGGGTAACAGGGTGAATTTGGTTTTTAGGTAGGTAAAACCTCGGCGTAGCTTGACGATTTGCGTCTTTTTGGGATTCGGGATAATGCCCTTTTCAGCGAACAGCCCAAACAGCAGGCGGCGAAACTCTATCAGCAGTTCTTTCGATTTGTTGATGATGTAAGAATCATCCATATAGCGGGCGAACCACCGCTGCCGCCATTGGTCTTTGATGGTGTGGTCGATGCTGTTAGGGTAGGCGATGGCAAAAATTTGGCTATCCTCCGGGCCGATATACAGACCATTTTCTTTTGTCGGTTGACCATATTTGAGACGCTCAAGATTCGGCGCATCAACAAAATTTTTCGCCAGAGCATTGAGCCGCTGATCGAGGATATAGCGGTCAATCACATTGCGCTTGAGGTTATCCAGATTGATGTTGTCGAAAAAGGCGCGGTAGTCGATGAGCAGGATGTACCCATCGTTACCGCCTGTTTCGCGGTAAAACTCATGCAGATGCACGGCACACCGTTTGACTGCAAAGCTGATGCCCTTGCCCTCAAGGCTTGCGCCGTTATCGTATATCAAGTTGCTGGACAGAATCGGCACCAGAGCATTTGTGCAGGCAGACCGGCGTACAACACGCTCAGAGTAGTGTAAGCTGTGGATAGCCCGCTTTTTGCCGCGTTCCACAATCCCAAAATGATAAAACCCTCTGCGGGTGTCACCACCGCGCATGAGGGTTTTGTGGATTTTGATTGAGTTTTTGAAATAACGGGCATTGTATCGGGCAACGCTGGCTTTCCACATAACACCCTTGCGGGCATTATAGTTAGCATCGACCAGCGAGGATACGTCTGCCACCCTGTCAAAACTATCGTACTGTGCTATTCGTGCGCGGTGTTTGACCCGCCGCGCCGCCTTGCGGCGCTGATAGCGGGCCTCGTGCCGCTCTTGTGATGTCATCTCGGAATGTACCTCGCAAAGTGTTATTGTAGGGGCGCTGTTGTGTACTTCTTTGCGATACCAGCCATGAAACCCGGTACTCGGCCATCTGCCGTGTGGCGCACGGTAGTTTAGCCTGTTGTCGCCGTCACGGGCCATGCAAGAAGCGTCCGGCTGATCGCGTCAAGATACCTATTTACCCGCTACTGCGGGAGGGTCGATAACTCCTTCCAATGATGATAAGGCTCGGATTTCGGTCTGCCTGTTGATTATCCCAGCAAACCTACTTTAATACTGGCCGAGGATTCTCGTTGGAATCAGACGGGCGCGGACAGCCACGTGTTGGAGGCATTGTTGTTGTTCGCATTGCCGTTGTTGTTCACATTGCAGAAGTTGGAGGAGTTGCCGGAGTTAGGGGTAAGCTCCCACCAGTTGTTACGGCTCTTTTATACAGCTATCGACCCGATGGCGGTCAACGGGGATAATGATGATAGTTTATCCCTGCTGCCTGTGCGGCCATCACGCTTAAATCATTTACAGCGGGCGCCGTAGGCGGCGCCTTGGGTGTGTAGGCGGTATGCTGTGGTGTCTGATACCGGGCATCTCCATTCGGTAGGGATGCTTTCGGCTTGAATTTTGCAGTGTCCGGGAATTTCGTATTATGCCGCCAGTCTTTCAGCAGCGTTTCCTCACGCTCTAACAGGGTGCCAATGTAAACCAACTGCGCGGGCAGTTCCTTTTGCGGCGCAATGCCCATGTCAAGCCCGGTGTTCAGCCGGGAAAAATGAAACTCATCCATGATGAATTGCAAGCGATCAAACAATGCCTCACAGTCGGCCACGGCCTGCGCCTGCAATTCCTTGCGGCGATGCAAAAGCTCATGGTCGAGTTTACCGCCGCTGTACGGATAGATGCCGTTTGCGGCGATGATGTGCTCCATCATCGTATTCAGCAGATTCACGGTAGGATAAGCGAGAATGGGTCGCCATTTCTTGGGAATATACTTTTCCTGCATGACAAAGCCGGACAGGGCGCAGCGCAGTTCCACGGCGTTCTTGTAGAACTCCATTTCAGAAATGCTGCGGAATCGGGATAATACGTTACTCATGGTTCACCTGATGCCGCGCCCACAAGGGGCGCGGGGATATTAGTAGGAGATTTACGAGATTCGGAAGCAGACGGGCGCGGACAGCCACGTGTAGGAGGCATAGCTGTTGGCCGCATTGCCGGTGTAGGCCACAAAGCAGAAGCTGGAGGAGTTGCCGGAGGTAGGGGTAAGCTCCCACCAGTAGATACGGCTCCCACCATCACCGAGGCCCTTGATACGGTTCATGTTGTGGGCAAAGATGGGGTACTGGACAAACCCGCCGTTGGGGCATCCGTTGCCGCCCCAAACAGGAGCGCCGCAGACCTCCATCTCGGTAGGCACCCACAGATTGCCGAGGTTCGTCCACGACCAGCTATTGTCGCTGTTCAGCAGACCGCTGGCCGAGTAGCGCTCACCCAGCAAGGCACGTTTGTTGGCAATAACAGCCTTGAGTTCGGCGGGCAGGAAGTAGTACACGCCGCCCTGACTGTAATCCACCTGTTTAACGGCGGGGTCTTTGCCCGTGCCGTTGGGCACCTGCATCTTGAGGGAATTCAGGAACGCATACAGATGGGAACACAGCCACGGGTGCTTGTCGCCCTTGCCGGTCACGGTGATGTTGTTCGTGCCAGCAGTGGGAGCATCGTCGAATGTGACGGTAAAGGTGGAGGCATCATAGGTGTAACCCGTGACCTGATCGCTGCCCACGATGATGTTGTCGATGCTGTCCATCTGTTTCGTCAGCACAAACTCGGTCTTGCTACCATCGCCGGACAGCTTTTCTACGGGAATCAGACCGTTGTTGAAGTTGGCGAGATTGTACTGGATATAGGTGGGCCACAGGTCTTTGGAAATAAAGTCGATGTGATGCCCGACCTGCTGATCGCTGTACTTGTAGTAGGTGTCGATGCCCGCCACGACAGCCACGATGCGGGTTTTGGCGCTGTTCGTGCAGTTGAACGGGATATAGTCGCCCACATGGATGCCGTAGAAGTTCCCAGCCTTGATGCGGGCCTGAATCCACTTCCATACATTGGTGTAGCCCTTGATCTCCTCCGCAAACTTCAGGCTCAAATCCATGCCGGGATAGCCGTTGTCGGTATTCATGCCGAGGAAAAATCCCTGATCGCCGGTAGCAGGATCAAGGATATTGTCGATAAAAACTTTGTTTGCCATAGGTGTTGCACCTCCGCTTAGTAGTTGAATTTCACAGTCGTTTTATCGAATGTGAACGACTTTGCCATCTGGGCGGTTTTGGTCTTGCCGTCCTGCAGGTCGGCTTTGGTTGCCGGGTCAATCCCGGAATCGGACAGGGAGCCGTCAGCCGTCAGCGCGGCGAGGTTTCCCGCCTTGCCGGGCTTGGCCTTGACGACCACATTGGCACCGGCCTTGCCGCTGTCCGCGAGATTGCCGCCTGCATCCAGCGCCGCAAGATTGCCCGCCGCAGCGGGCTTTTTCTTGTCGGCTTTGCCGCTCAGGTCGATGCTCCCGGCCAGCTTTTTTGCATAGCGTTTAGCGTCCTCACTGAAAATGAGGGCGATGCGCACTACATCAGAAAGTTGCATGATGCCGCCTCCTTACTGGCCGATGAACTGGCCCGTTTCACCGGCGATGTAGATTTTGTGCTTGGCATCCTCGGCCAGCACATAGATCAGGCTGAACGGGGCGAAAACCTCGCTCTCGCTCATGCCGATAATGCCCTCGCCGGTGGTGGGCAGATTTTCGGGTTCCGTGTCGGCAATAATCATCGCCTCGACCAACTGCTTGCCGGTCTTAGGGTCAGTGCCTACGGGTTTGGTGTTGACACAACGCATAAAATTGTCCTCCTATGATTTATTTCGACTTTGCAATGTTGAATTGCACAGTACCGTTGGAAAACTGCACCTCCACGCCGCTGACATAAGCGGGGAGCTGTGCATCGGGCACCTGCCCGGTTTTGCTGTCCAGCCCCGCCACGCCAGCAACACCTCACCGTTTGAGAGTCTCATTGATCGTTCTCCTCGTACAGCGGATTTTGGATCTGCTCATTCGTTACGATATTTTTCAAGGTTACGTCAGGTGCAGTGTCCAGCGCATCGTCCACCGCATCATAATACGCCTGCGCCAGCGCCTCCACCTCTGCAATGTCCGTCTCATCCAGCAGGCCGTTGTCCAGATGCGTGTACGCCTTGTCAAGCCAAAAAGCAACGTCACGTCCTGCTGCAATTTCCCGCTTGATGCTGCGCAACGTCAAATCGTGCCGTGCTTTACTTTTGATAGCCATTTTATTACTCCTTTCAGTTGATAGAAGCAACCGCTGCTTCCAAATCGGTGATTCGTTTAATGGGGTCTGCTCGTCCCGTCACAGTCACGCTGTCGGCATCGGTCAGCACGGTGTTCGCTCCTGCAAGCGCTGGCAACGGCTGTGCGCCTGTCGCAGTGAAGGGCACAGGTTTTGCCAGCTTGTAAGTAATTTGCACAGGGGTTTCTGCGGCGCGCTGGGCGGCAAGGTAGGATTTCAATCCTTCCACAGAATTAAACCTTCCCGTATTTATGTACGCATATGGTTCACCACTTAAAAAGGCGGATTCAGTTCCATCATTGTAGTTCAAGATTTTGTAATGAGTACATACTTCGGTTGTAGTTGTCGCAATAGGCATATCCGTTACAGCAGATGGAACATAAAAGCTATGTATTCCTTCAACGGCGCTGCCCATGATCCACCGCTCTGTCCCATCCAGCGTCAGCATTTTCCACGTCCCTTTTCCGTCCCCGCTCACCGCGTCCACCTCACCGCCATACACGGTTTCAGGCAGGGTCAGGGTGTTGGTTTGGCCTGTGTAGGGGTGTAGACGGTGGGCGGGGTAGTGCCGGGAACGATATACGGATATACTGTCTTGTCAACCGTTACGCCGGTACTCGTAATCATGTACCAATACTTGGTTACGTCCCCAGCCAAAATCGTAAATTCTTTTTTGGCGTTTATCCACAAGTTTTTCCCATTTCTCTGCACCACAATAGAAGCGAAAATTCCTTCACCTGTATCCAGCCCGTAGTATTTTCCGGGCGGAAGATGCCAAATCGGAAATGTTGGGCTATCCACACTAGCCGTTGCTGTGCCGGATATATGAATACCACCATCCGGAACATACTCATATGTGATGCCTTTATGTGTGTCTTTTTTAAATGGCTTTATATTCAGCAGATTCTTCCCGCACCGTTCAACCGTCACGCTGTCACGTCCCTTAATAGGCCGGATGTTCTCAGGCGACGGCTCCCCACTCCCCTCCTGCGCGGGTTCCCACTTTGCCTTTACGCCCAGCGGATATCCCGCCACGGGGCAGCACACAACAGGGTTGCCGCTTTCTTCCAGCGGCGGGCAGAGCATATCAATGATGTGCTTGCTGCTCCACGGCTTGTCCCCGATGCTGCTGTCATCGGGAGTTATGTTCTTCACGCTCTCGGCCAGCGTGTCCGCGCTCTGCTTGGCGTTTGCCTCGGATTTCGCCGCAGCCTCGGCGCTCTTAGCCGCCGTATCCCGGGCAGCCTCCGCGCCCTTCTGGGCGGTCTTGGCATCGTCCCGGACCTTCTCTGCAGCCGCCTGGGCATCTTGCGCACTCTTGGCCGCTGTTTGCGCCGCCCCCTGCGCCTTTACGGCCTCCGCCTCGGCCGCAGCAGCCGCAGTCCGGGCGTCCTGGGCAGCCTTGGCAGCGGTCTCGGCAGCTGCCTTGCTTGCCGCTGCGCCGCTGGCGCTCTGGCCTGCATCATTGGCGGCAGCTGTGGCCGTGGCCGCTGCCTGCTGTGCCGCCGTGGCATTCTCTCCGGCGAAGTAGGCCGCATTGTTGGCCGCTGTCTTGAAATTCTCCGCCGCCAGGGCAGCCCGCGCAGCCTCCGCCGCCAGCGTATCCGCTGCGCTCTTACTGGCCGCCGCGGCAGCAGCCGCATTTTCCGCCGCTTCTTGGGCAGCTTGTGCGGCCTTTGCATACGGCCCGGCCTTGGCAGCATCCGCCGCAGCATTGCTTGCACTCGCCGCCGCTGCATTCTCACTGGCCTTCGCAGCCCTTGCCGCAGCCTGCGCACCTTCGCTGGCCGCCTCTGCGTCCTCTGCGCGCGCGTTGGCTTTTTCAGCGGCCTCAAACGCACCGTCCCGGTATCCCTTGGTCTCGGTCACGAACTGGTTCCAGCGGTCATCTGTCGGCACAGGGTCGCTGTCCGTGGTCTCGCTATGGTTCGTGACCTTATAATTCAGGTTTGTGGAAATACGCCGCTGGCCGTTTATGCTGCCCTCAAACGCAAGGCACCCGGAAAAAGTGTTTTCCTTTGTGGCTTCCCACGGCACATCTGCATAGCCGTCCTTCCCCACGACCCTCTTTGCCACAACCTTGCCATTTACATTGAAAAACGCCGTAATGGTCAAATCCTGCCATGCCGCGTCCAGTGTAAGGTGCAGCTTTTCAATGCCGTAGCTTCCCCATGTGCCTAAATCCAGCATGCCGCCGGTGGAAGTGGCTTTGTACCCGGCGAGGCTGATCTCATGAATAATTGTATTCTCTGCCATGCTTTAGTCCTCATCTCATACGGTAACAATAAACTCCGGCGCCTAATGTATAAACAACACCTGGATCATGATTAGTTTTGTGGAAAATGTCATATAGGTAGGTTAGTGGTGTTATCTGTGCCGTGCCGTTTCCGGCATAGGCTTCAATATTCAGCATATTGGCATTGCATACATTTGTAACTGCACCGCTATTTCCAGCACCGCTATAATGCGCCAGAAATCCGGGCTCCGGTATGCCTTGTGCAACCACTGTTGCCGCGTACTCCGGAATAGGGTTTCCATAGCCGCCCTGATACTGTATGACCAGATATAAATATTTGTCTTTTGTCCATGTTGCCGCTTTTACGCGGCCTTTGCCGTTGTGGTATCCTGCGGGGACTGCGTAAGAACTGCCCGGGTTTATGGTTGTGTCCACTGCGCCCCAGTTCGGCATTTTCCCTTCCTTGATGGTTTTACCCCCTGCGTAGAACTTATTCCCTGCCAGCACATTGCCCTCGGTGGCGGTAGCAAGTGCCAGCTTGGATGTGCTGAGGCCACCGCCGCCGTTAAAATTTAGCTGCGTTCCATCGTAGAAAAACAGCACCCATCTGCCCTTGACGATGGTGTCTCCGTCCACTGCGTCTGCGCCACAGTAGGCCGGAACCGCTGCGCCATTGACTGTGAAGCTGTCACCTGCTGCCCAAGACGCGGGAATCTTGCAACGGCCTACTGCGCCGGTGCCATTCAGGGCATAGACCTTGCCCGTCTTCGTGCAGCTGTATGGCTGCACGGTCACCTCTCCGCCGCCTGCGCCTGTGGGGTCCAGTTCGGTGAATCCCGCCGCCACGCGGCGCTCCAGGTCGTTCATCGTGTCCGCATCGAAGGCGTCGCCATCTTCCATGATGATGCCCTCGGAGCGGGAGACGTCGTACTCGCCATCGTTGCCGGTCGGGGTCAGCTTGCGCCGAGTTGGATGTTCGCTCTGGCGATTGACCCATACTTTTCGTTCGTACATCAGATCACTCCAATCGTCTGTCCGGCGCAGATTTCGCCGGTGTAGCTGTGTTGTGCGTTCCTGCGCCAGAGCTCGTACATCGACCACTGCACCTGCTCCATCGTATTGATGTCGCTGTACAGGGTGCTGGGCGTCTCGGGCAGAGCCGGTGTTCCCGGTAGGGTGTAGTAGGCATCGCGCAGGGTCTGGATGTTCTGCAAGATGCGCTCCATCTCGCTGCGCGTCAGCAGGTCGGTCGGGGCCCATGTCTTGGTCTGGATTTTAGGCCCCAGCAGTTCTGCCAGATAAGCGGAGTTGTCCTCCAGCCGATTCAGCAGTGCCGCGTTGATATAGCACTTATCCGCGCCTGCGGACACATCCGCTTTGGTGCGGTCGTAGATTGGCTGCTGCCACATCAGATCAGGTTCCTTTCTCCGGCACGGATTTCACCCGCGTAGGCGGCTGCGTTGCTGGTAAGCCTACTCCCGATGACCTTGGCGTCTGCCAAAAAGCCACCAGTCAAATCAAATTCCAGCTTTGTGAGCATCCCTCGCACCATTTCACCGCCGAAGCTCTGAATGATGAGCCCGTCGGCCAGCTTTTCATCGCCCGCGACCATGGAGAAGTTCTGCTCATATCGCTGTGCGTAATGCTCCAGCACCCGCACGGCCACGGCCTCTGCGCGGCTTGGGTCTACCAGTGTGGCGTTTGTCACGGTCAGCTCGTTGTCCTGCACATTGGGCGGCAGGTTCGCCGCTGTGCGCTTCAGGACGACCGTGCTGTCGGCGTATTTACGGCCCGTGACACAGACCTCGCCCGATTCTGCGACTGTCAGGGTGCAGAGGTTGACGCCGCTTTCGGTGAGCTCTGCGCCCGTGACGGTCAGGCTGCCCACGACTGCCGGGGCGTTGAAGGTCACCCGGTAGGTGCCCGGGTCAAGGGTGTCTCTGTACAGTTCCTCGGTGGATTCTCCCGGCAGGTATCGGTGAGCGGTCACTGCCACAGCGGTAATCAGCGGATTGAGCGTTACCTTGCTGCCGTCCTGCAGCTTTCTGTCATAAGTGATCATGCCGCTGGCCTTGGACGGCGCAGGGGCAATGCGTATAAGCTCGCCTCGGCTGCAATCGACCACAGAGCCTATGGCAAATGCGAGCTGCTGCAGAGCCTCTCTGCGCGTCCCTGCGGCGATGTATCCCTGCACTCGCTCTGCGGCCAAACTCTTGTCCAAGGTGTAGCTGTATCCTGTCAGGATTGCCTCTGCGAGCTTTGCTGCGGTGGTGTCGTAGATGCCCCCATCGAACGGTGAACCGTCCAGCAGGCCTATGGCATCGACGGCAGAGAAGTCCGCCAGCGTGTCACCGCTGTTGCTCCAGTCCGAGAGGTAGAATGTGCCCATGCAATAACTAACGCTGCTTGTGCTGCGTGCGTCCTGTTTGACATCCTCCCAGATCGTGAATTTCTGCTTGTGCTGCAGAACGTCAAAATATCCTTCTGGGTTTAAGATGGAAAAGCGGCCCTCTTTGTTGTACAGCGATACATTCAACGTATTGATGCTGATCTCGGAGCTGATGGGGTCGCATTCCTCCAGAACATGGGCCTCCACGATTTCGTGACCGCTGAAATGCAGGTAGACACCGTAGTCAATGCCCGCCAGCTTGAGGTACCTCCCGGGCCGGTTTGTCTCGAGAAAATGAATGCGGATGCGGCGGTAATTCTCTACCTTCTTGGCGCAGTAATAATCCACCGCGTTCGGGTAAAAGAGCGCCGTAGCGATAAGTCCTCCGTCTTGGCCGAACCACTGGATTTTGACGCGGCTGGCCCAGTCCTCTGTTGGGCTGTAAAAGTGCAGCGTGAGGCCGCTGCTGCTGTGGTCTTGCGTGAAGGTGATGTCCAGCACAGGCGGGTCGGCAAACACGCCGCTCTTGTCGCTCTGCGTGGTGCTCCACAGCCCCCAGAAGTACTGCTCGGGAACCTCCGGGAAGAAGGAGAAGCTGCCATCCATGAGCCACTGCTCGCTCTCCAGTGTGCCGTATTTGTTTTGGCTCGGCACGCTTTCCAGCAACAGGTCACGGCCCAGATTGCAAAAAGGCTTTGCGGTCGTGCAGCTCGGGGCGCTGTCGCCTCTGGCGGTGACATCGTAAAGGCCGAACTCCACGCGCGTATTGGTTCTCATCGGGGCTGGCCCTCCTTAAAATCTGGCGGGGGTCTTGGCGATGAAGTTGATCGTCAGCCCTTTCCAGTAATTGGCTTTTCCTCGCTGCAGGAGAAGCTCGTCGCCGATGTTGGAGAAATAAGCCATAAAGGTATAGTCTCCGTTCGTGCCCGGGACCGTGACCGTGTGGAACTCCTCCGGCTCGGTGATCTTGTCCCAAAACCGGGAATACTCCGCACGGTCAATGCCCGGCGCAATCGTCAGCTTGTAGTTGAAATACACACCGATCAGCTCGCGCTTGAGGTCGCCGTTCTCTGTGCGCTTGGCGTGCTTGTCCAGAAAGTCAGCAGTGCGCTTGCAGCTGAGGACATCGACTTTGAATTTCTCGCCATCAATAATCAACATCAGTACACACCTCCCGTGACCAGCTTGGCTCCGCGCCGGTTCTCCTCTTTATCGATGTAGGGTTTGAGCACCCGAGCCAGTTGGGCGAGGTCTCCGGCGAAGCGGATCGTGATGTCCTGCTGCCCTGTGTAGGCTTCCATAACCTCTGCGAGGGCCTGCTGAATGGTTGCCAGCGGTGCCTCGATGTTAGTGCCGTTGGTCTGGTCACCCAGCACTGCAAGGAATTCATGGTTTGCCGGAATGACTGCGCCCTGTGCCAGATAGGGGATTTGCGGCGCGGTGATGGGGTCGATGTTGAAGCCGACCCGCTCTACGCCGAGCTTGTCCTGCGCCCATTCTGGAACGTCAAAGCCGAAGCCGTTCAAGACGCTAATGACTCCGTTCACGCCGCCAACAATGGCCGAGATCATGCCGTTCACCAAACCGATGATGCCGTTGATGGCTGTCTCGATCGTGTCCGTGATGCCTTCCCAGATGTCAGACACAAAGTCCGAGACCGCTGTCCACGCATCGTTCCAGCCCTGCTGGATGTCGGCTGCTGCGCTATCCAGCGCGGTGCCGATGTTTGTCCAGAAATCGTTCCAGCCCTGAGTAATATCCTCCCACAGCTGCATGCCGATCAGCTTGACGACCAACCAAAGGGCATCCCAAATTTCTTTGATTTTTTCTCCAGCGCTATGGACTTTTTCTTGCAAATTGTCCAGCGTTTCGCCGAGCTTTTGCTTGATTTCATCCCAATGCGCAGCAAGGCAGGCAAAGACGGCAGCGCCTAAAATAAGCAGTACCGCTATAATCGTTGCGGGCCATAGCCCGATTGCTGAAACGATGGCCGTAATCAAAGCCGTCAGGCCGCTGAGAATAGTTGGTAGCATTGTGCCGACAATCCAACCTGCAATTTTGCCGAGAAGCTGAACGCCCATAATCCCGACCTGTTTTGACAATTCTGCTAAAACAGAATTGATGACAAATCCGCCAATAATAGGAAGTAGACTTGCCCCGATGATCGTCATTAGCATGGGCCAGAGATTATTTATGATTTCTCCGAGCTGAGATAAAATGCCAGCCCAATCAACAGCCTCAATGCACTCCATGATTTTTTGGCCGACAGCGCCCCAATCGACTTGATCAAGGATGCCATTGATAGCTTGCAGCACATCTATCGCGAGTGTACCCATCGCGGAAAAAAGCCCGACCCAGTCAATGGCGCCTATCATCGAGACAATGTTCTGGCCCAGAGTCGTCCAGTCGGTGTCCTGAACCGCTGCGATGAGCGTGTTCAAGAGGCCGATAACGAATCCGCTAAGCCCCAGGCCCGCCTCCATCCATGGAATATTTGCGATGGCCGAATTGATGCAAGCTGCGATAGAATTTCCAAGGTCTGCCCAGCCTGTGTAGGTCTGGACGAAGCCGTAAAGCGTGAGGATCGCTGCACGCATTCCGTCCGTCAAGACTCGCCCGAGCAGAGGCCAGTCAAGTTCTGCCACCGCAGTGGTGAGCCCTCTTGCGATTCCTGCGCCCAAGCTGTCCCAGTGAATGCCCTGCATGAGCGTGTCCGCAAAGATGAGCGCCGTGTTCAAGCCCTGCGCTACAGTATGACCTATAGCCTCCCATAATCCAGGCACTTCAATAAAGCCGTTGATGCAGTTGGCGATGTTGGTCGCCCATGCTCTGGCTTTGTCCTGAATGTCGGGCCACGGGATTGTGTTCAGGCTATCGCGCAGCTTCTCGCCGATCAGCTGGCCGACTCCGTACCAATCGCCATCTTTGATGGCCTGCAAGATTTCGTCAAGAAACGGGTTGTCTGTGTTAAAGTCGTAGTTCGGGGTGATGGCTCCCGCACCGCCGCCGCTGTTTTTATCCAGCACGTCCAGTTCATCGAACTTCGCCAGTGCGCCGTCCGCTGCGCTGCCTGCCGATTTTGCGGCCTTGGCATACTTGCCCATCGCTTTGGCCGCGCTCTTGCTTGCCCCTATGGACTTGCCGGTCAGGAAAGACACAAGCTGGGCGATGTAGTAAAAGGCGGTTGCTGCTGCGTTGGCTATGGCCGTGAGAGCCGGAAGGATCGCCTGAAGCAACGGTGCGGCTGCAGTGGATGCTGCGCCCTGCAGGTTGCCGAGCGCGGCTCTCAGCGTGGCCGAGGAGAGCGCGGCAGAACCCATCCATTCGGTGGTCTTCCGCAGTCCTGCAGAGATCAGGTTGAACACCAAGGCTCCGGAGACGATGCTCATAAGGCGATTTCGGAATTTAGCGAGGTTCTTACTGCTCTGGGTGAGCTTGGCTCGCAAGCCGTCTACGGCCCGTTGTAGGGTATCAAAGACACGCGCTCCGAGACCTCCGACCGTGCGCAGGGCATTGTTGAGGGTACCAGACAGCGCTTTGTTTAATCCGGTGATTCTGCCGGAAAGTAGTCCAGCAGAGCTAGATGAAGCGGGCACGGAACTTCCTTTAGGTGACTTAGCAGCTGCGCGTTCACGTGCGGCCCTGTTCTCCGCGGCCTGGGCAGCCTTATCCTGGGCGTTCACGGCCTTCTTGGTATCTGCTACGATGCGCTCCGCATGTTGTGTAGCCGATTCGTCTACAGTACCGTACGCTTTATTTTGCCGATTCTCGATTTTGGCAAAAGATGATTCTATGGCATCGGCTTGTTTGTTAAAATAGGCCTGCATGTCATCTTCGCCGCTAAGATGCTGAATTAGACTTTTTTGCTGATTTACGGCATCGTTTTCTTGATTTAGCTGTGCGGTAAGCGCTGCATGACGCTTTTGCAAGCCCGAAATAGCATCGCCTTGTGCATTGTAATCTGATTCAATCTCAGCAACTTTGGCATCTTGCTTTTCAAGATCATCGAGGAGTTTTTGGTTTTGATTCAGGAGAGAGGTTTCCCCCTCCATGCGAGATTTAAGAACATCTTGCACTTTTGAATCACTCAGGCCGGGGTATTCCGATTTAATATCAGCAAGATGGGATTTTTTGACATTCTCTAGCTGTGCGTTCACCTTTTCAAGAGCAACGGCAGTATCATCAGCGTTTTGGCGGGCTTGATTTAAGCTGTCGCCTAATGAGCTACGCTTTGTTTGCGCAGAATTTAACTGCTTATCTAAATCACCAATCTGCTTTGATGTGCTCTTGACCTTTGCCTGTAACGCTTTTAAGTCGGATTCTGCGCCCTTTTTGTTCAGGCGGGCATCTATTGTGATTGACCCATCTTGGATTATGAATTGAGTAACGCAAGCAACCGCTCTTTTTCTGCCCTATTCTCCGCGCTTTCAGGAGCGTGGATTCTGATGATTCGATCATTCTCTTTGGCAAATTCCTGTTCGCTCTTGTCAAGTTTTTTTCCGTGAGCCCTTTTATATCGAATACTTACGACTTGAGCAAATAGCCCATCTCCAATACCGTAGAAAGCGCCGAGAAACTCCCACCAATGCAAGTACTCACATCGGCGGCAACTGTACCCCAGTACTTTATCAACAGCGGGTGCGATTAAGGCTGCATCTTGTTCCCAATCTACAATTCGAGGACGTGGAATTGTAGAGTCTTCGGGTTGTCCGCCATTGATAAACAAAAACGCTGCCCGTAACGCAGCATTTGCGTCGGGCAGCGCTTGCCATTTTGGGTATAGAATTTCAAGGTAGGCAGCGTACTGTTCCTGTTGAGTCATTTCCGGGTCTGCTAACGCCGCAAGGGCATCAAGTACAGCTCGGAAATCAGATCGGATGGCAAAATTCTGACCATCTACATCTACGGTTGTGGGCAGTTCCCAAGCGCTCACGCTTTCTGGCCGGGGGCCAGACCCTTGGCCGTGTTCAGGTAGACACCAACGTGCTTCTGCACACGCTTCTGGCTGGCCTTGATGGCCTTGCCGACCGCATCCTCAATGATGGGGACAGCGGCTTGGAGGACTTTTTCAAAGACCATGGAGCCATCGGGGAGCAGCGCTAGGGCAGAAACCCCTTTGAAGAACACCGAGGAGGCATCGCTGCCGAAGATGTAATTGACCTGTTCCTTGATGAGCTTGTCGGCCTCGATGATCTTATCCACGTCTGCGTCTGCATCCGATGCCAGCCCATCGGCCAGCTGCTGAATGGCGCGGCGGGCCTCCTCCAGTCGTGCCGCAATGCCAAAATCCGCAGGGTTGACATAAATCGTGCCCAGCAGGGTGTCGTCAAGGTCTTTAACCTCGTAGCTTTTAAGGCCTCTGTCGATTTTCAGTTCCATTGTACACCTCCGTTATGCTTAGGCCTCGGTGAAGGCCTTCGTGCTCGGGTTGAACGTGCCCGTGGTCTTCACGCCAGTGTAGTGAATATTGAACGGGATCTGGTAACCAGTGGTGTCGCCGCCGTAGCTGGAGACCTCGATGTAGCACTCCTCGCGCACAGCGGGGAAAGCGCCGGATGCCTCCTCGTTCCAGAGCTTGACCTCCACAATGTCGGTTTTCAGCGCGTCCAGAACCAGATCGCCGTCGATGATGGCCTGCAGCTTTTCAAACAGGGGGTCGCCCTTTTCGGCGTAGTAGGGGCTGACTTCGCCCTGCTTCTGGTAGCTGTCGATCGTCACGGACGTGTTACCGAGAATATTTTGCTTTTTCTCGACATTAGCACTCAACTCGGGGGAATACTCCTCCAAATCTTTGCCAAGGCGTACATACTCGGCGGTGCCCTCACTGTCGTTTGCAAAATGGGCATTCAGATAGTGCGCCATGTATTTGCGTTCAATCTTCATATTCAGTTTCTCCTATATGTGATTTGTATCTGAATCTGATATTTTGCGCTATCAACACCAATCTGCGATGGATACGCGGTCAGTGTGGGAACGATAGCGCAAACCCGACCCTCCTCTATGCAGGGGTAGTTTCGGGCATTGTTCTGCTCTACCATCCACGCGATCAAACCTGTATAAAAAGCGAGATTGTCGGAGTTTTGTTTGACATCGGCCCCAAAATTTTCACGCGTAGCAAAAATATAGTTTTGAGTCTGCTTATCATCCAGAACATAATCTCCGAGGATGTTCTCATGGTAGGTCAGAGTGGATGGTGATGCGTAAATGGCGTATTCGGTTGGGTTTTCGCCGAGGTAATCAGCACCAAATCGTTTGTTTTTAGATAGCAGCGGGCATTGCCTAAACCACTTCCGGATTCCCTCAGTGCTATTTGATACCTGCGGCATTTTTTGCCTCCCTTACAATGTCATCGATGTGATCGGCTTTCATTCGTTCGGCCCAAAACGGCCCGGCTAGAGCGTTTTTATCAGTTTTGTACTGAATTGCTCTGCCAGTGGGAGTTTTTCTCTCGCTGGGACGAGAGAAAAATCGTGTAGGCGTTCCACTGTTATCATCAAAAACTGGAATATTCGGGCCATAAACTTCGCCCATGTACATATAATGCGCATAGGGGCCGGGGTACACGATGATGCCAGAGCCTATGTCAGATGCGGCGTAAGGGCTTTTTGCAAGCATAAATGTGTCCGCAGGAGTGTAATCCATGCACCATCGTATTACCGCGTTATCAATGACCTTTTGGACAATTCCGTGATCTCCAAAGCCATGGTTGGTAAGAATAGTGTTTATGCTATCGAAATCAAACCGCGAATCTACTGACAGTTGCATTAAGCACCTACGACTTTCCAATGCCGCGCCTGCGGAGCACGACGATTGTCTGTAACCTGCAAGATAGTTGCGGCCTCGGAGTAGACATCATGAATTGTGGAGGGACGCAAGCCCTCAGCACCAACGCCTAGAACTACGAGATCGCCAGCGGCCAACGTGAAAGCGGTGGCAGGGTCATCGGTGGTGGCGTACTGCTTAGGGGGCAGATACACTTTGCCGCCGAAATCCGCATCCGTAGGGATGCGGATTGTGACCTTGTTTGCCGCTTTCAACCCGGTGCTGTCAACGGTGGTCGCATCGGAGTTAAACCAGTGAACGCCCCGGATGACGGTGCGCCCATAAACGTCGCAATCTTCCTCTGGGTCGAATCGGCGGTTATACAAAGTGACGGTGTCATTGCAAAGTTGCATTTTACCTCACTCCTCTATACAGCAGGGGAACGCCGTAATCGTCCAGCTCACCGTACAGCATATCCGCCGCAATGGCGTTCATCTGCTTGGCTGCGGCATCGGCATCCGGCACATTCCCGTGATTCTCCGTGTAGCCATCCGTGTTAAACGATGTGACTGTGGGTGACGTGACCTGTGCCACGGCACCCACAGCGCTTTCCATTTGCGCCAGTGCAAAAACGCAGAGTTTGACCGCTTCGGGAATCTCGGCCATGTTCTGGACACGAGAATCCGTCAAGCGATCAATGCGTTTTCTGCAAGCATATTCCAGCGGAGGCCACGCAGCGGCATCAACGGTGCCGCCAAAATCCTTGTACTCGTCAAAGGTGAGGTACATATCGTGTGCCATGTGTAAACCTCCTAAGCGACCTGAGATCAGGCCAGAGAGAGGATGCGGGCGATGGGGATGGCCTTGCGGGCGATGTACTGCTTGCCCTCGGCCTCGTTGGAGTTCACCAGTTCCCAGTTTTCGCCGTCCTCCAGCTCGTCATCGGTGGGAGACAGGCTCTTCATCTTGGCCTTGGTGAAGTTGATGCCGTAGGGGGCAAAGCACTTGCGCTGACGGCCATAAAGGGTGTCCTCGCCGCCGTTGGTGTGGGGATCACGATCCATCTCGTAAGGCACCTTAGCGCCGCAGTCGGTGTACTCGATAGCACCGTCGCCCAGAACGTAGGTAGTGTAACGGGTCTGAGACACCTTAGCCACGCCTGCGGTGGTCTGGGCGGCAGCGGCCTTGACAGCGCCGGAAACGGTCACGACAGGCAGCATGCCCTCGCCGCCGAAAATCTGCTTGAGGGTAACGACAGCACCAGAAACGGTGACGATGAACTTGCCCTCGTACTGAGCAGACAGCACAGTTTTCAGCGCCTGAGCCTCAGTAGCGGTATCGCCGGTCTTGAGGGTCTTGTTGGCGGTGGAGGTGGATGCGGCAAAGGTATAGGTCTGACCGTCCACGGTGATGGTGTTGCCATCGGTGCCAGCGGTGCTGACAGTGATGGTGTAAACGCCCTGCACCTCCGGGGTGGTGACGGTTTCCACGGCAGGCATGGAGTCATCAACCAGAACGGTGCGGCCATTCAGGGTGCCGATATGCAGCTCGCGCTCGATACCGTCCTTGTCGGTGTACTTCATGTACGCCAGCAGCTTGAGGTTTTCGAGGCCGGTAGCAACGGCAGAGTGCATAATGGCGAGGCTGAACGCACCCTTGTTGTCGCCGCAAGCACGCTGCATGGCGGTGTTCAGAGAGGTGCCGTCCATCAGGCCCAGAGCGCCCTCGGAATTGGTCTTGCCGGTGACATCGTAGGTGTGTTCACGGACAAACTTCACGCCCTCAGCGTCTTTCATGGCGAAAACGCCGGTCAGAATCTTGATGATGGTGGCCTGATCGACTTCATCCCAGTATTCGCCAATCTGAGCGGCGACATCGGCGAGAAAATCCTCGCCGCCGGTGATGTCGTAGGAGAAGTCGCGCTCAGTCCATGCCTGTGCGCGGCCCACGACAACGCGGGAGTGGGAGAAAGTCTTGGTGTTGGTGGCGGTGATGTTGGTGGAACCATCGTAGTTCTGAGGGACGGTGCCGCTGATGATGCCACGCAGGGGGATGGTGACGTAGTTGCCACCGACCTGATCGCTCATGGACTGCGCGATGTCCTGACGCTTTTTGATGGCGCGGGACTTAATCAGCTCGCTGCGGTTCAGGTTGGGAACGCGGTCAACATACTGCTTGAACACGTTACCATTGAAGTTTTTGGAATCAAAGATTGCCATGTGGTTATGCCTCCTGTTGAATTTTTAGGGGTTCGTCGGGTGTAGCTCGATTAGTTAAAATCGGGCACGAAGTTGGGATCGGCATTTGCTGCCGCCATCTGCTCGGACAAGCTCATTTTGTGCGGGTTTCCATCGGGCTTTGCGGGAACCGTGATGGACGGGCTTTTCTTAGCCGGGGCCGGTTCATCAACGACAAAACTGCCGGGGTCGTCGGTTTTGTACTGGGTCAGAAACTCGTCGTAGCCCTGCATCTTGCCGTTCTCGTCCTGCTTAAACTGCTTGGCAATGGCGTCCGCGATAAACTGCTTTTTCGCGGCATTGGAGCTGAACTTGACCTCGCCCGCCTTTTCGCGGATGGCAAATTCATACGCCTGTGCGGCGATTTTTCGCTCCCACTCCTTGCCGTCATTCTCGCGCTGCTGACGCAGTGCCGCGAGATCGGACTGAACGGATGCCAGCTTGTCAGCATCGGTCTGTGCGGCGGTCAACTTGGTCTGCAATTCGGCCATGTCGGTGTCACGCTGCTTGACCTGCCCCTGCAGGTCGGAAATCTGACCCTGCAAGCCTTTGACCTTGGAATCCATCTTATCACGGCTGACGTAGGAACCGTCCGCGATGTTGGCGAGTTTCAGGCCCGCCGCGCTGATTTTTTCGGTCAACTGGTCGTAGGTCAGCGCCTCGCCCTCAGAAAACAGATTTTTGAGCAATTCCATAAGATTGTCCTTTCGCCGCGATTGATTTAGCTTATAATCGCGCGGCCACTCCGCGCACGTCGCGCCATCGCATTTATTTCCCTGCAATGCCGGGTATTTATTTATCAGCCAAAACGGCGTGATAACACAGAAAAAGCGCCGTTTCAGGCGCTTACTTTTATGGCCCTAAAGCCGTCCACTGCCATGCGGTCACGGCGCTGTGACAGCCCGGATTGCTTGGCAATGAGATTATATCGGGCACTCAGGGCGTTGATGTGCTGCTGTGCCTCACGGCGCAGGTCATCGTCGCCAGCGGCCCGCGCGGCAATGGCAACGTCTTTCCAGCGGCGGGTATCGGTTTCAATTTTTCGCATCATCTGCGAACACTGATAGAGGGTCAGGCCCTCTTTGTTGCCGATAGTCACGCCCGCATGGTTTGACGTTATCCATGCCGCCAGTTGATGGTCGGAATATTTGCGCACCGAGTATTCGGTGCTGAACGGCGCGGCAAAGTGCCCGCAGTTCCACTCGCCAATAGGACGCTTGAATCCTGCAAAGTGATGACCGTCCACGTCCACGCAGGCCATGCCCGCCTGCATCTTAGCGTATTCGGCCAGCAGGAAAACGTGGCCCTGCACCGGCTCATGGTCGGGGGCGCTGTTGAGATGCGCGGACAGCTCCACCGCATCATAGCCCAGCGCTTTGCCGATTTCGTCGGCGCTGTGCTGGGCGATTTGGCAAGCCCCGTCAATGATGTTCTGACGAGCGGCGGTATCAAGGCGGCGGTGATAGCCGCTTGCATACTGCACCTGCATCCCTGCCCAGCCTATATCTTTGATGGTCTGCCGCATAGCCGATTTGTAGTCGGTCATGCCGGTGGACACGCTCAAAATGGCCTTATCTATGGCCTGTTGGTAGGGCACGGATATGGCCGTAGTGTTGGACAGGTTTTGCAGCGCCCCGGAGGTCTGCGCGGCGATGTTGCGCGTATACTGTATGAGCCTCTGATTCTCCTCACGGGGCAGCGGATGCGCCGCCAGCACGGCCTTAAAGCGCGGGTCAGTGAAGTTGTCCTGCAAGGCGGTGTTGTACACAACGGCCATCTGCTGCTGTGTCAGCCGGGTTGCGGCTTGGAGCTTGCCGGAAATATCGGCGATGTCTGCACCCATTTCCAGCATGATCGCATAGTGGTGTATACTGGTGGGGTTCATCTCGCCTATTTTCTTTATCTGCGCCGCTATTTTCTGGATGAAATACAGATTGACTTCATCCAGATTCGCAATCATTTTGCGAACGGCGGCATCAAGCTCTTTTTGGGTCAGCACGGGTCATCACTCCTCGCCGGGGCCACTCCCGAACGGTGTAGCCGGGTTGCCCCCGCCCTGATCGGCATTGTCGTTGTCGCCCTCGTCCGTGGGAACGGTGACATCGCTCTGGTCGGGGTTGGGCTGCTGTATAGCCATAGCGGCCTGCATTTCGCTGACTTTTTCCTGCTGGACTTCCTGCAAGGCCTTTTCGGCCTGTGCGCGGGTTTCGCCAAAGAACCACATACGCATCTCAATTTTGCTCATCATGCCGTTATTGAGCATGAGGAGCCGTTGCTGCAACTGGGTTTCGGTATCGGCGATAACGGAATCATCCCAATCGAACGACACCTCATATTCGCCAGCCGGGGCGAGATTGTACAGGTCGGCGTACTTATCCATCGCCCGCACGACCTCGCGCAGCGCACGCTCAAGGGCCTGCTGGTTGTCGGCAATGGTGGTATAGGTACGATTGCGCAGGATAGTCAGCTCAGTGGCCGTGCGGGCCTCTGTGTTGGCATCGGAGAGGGTGCCACGGGCGAGGCCGGACTGATCTTCAATCTTCATCAGGATTTGGTTCAGACCGGCCACAAGGGAGCTATCGCGCAGAGTCGGGGCGAAAACATGATATGTTTCATCAGTGCCCAGATCGACCGCTCGGAACAGGCGCTCGTTCAGCTTGGGAGTTTCCATAGCCTTTGCGCCGTTACGCATAACGCCGTCAATGGGCCGCAAGGCCATCGGGTCAACGTCGATAGCCATTTCGCCGCCCTCAAACTCCCACAGCAGGCGGCTGTACTGTGTGTCAGCCTCCTTGATGGTGTCCATGCTCTTAGCGAACACAGCCACGCCCATAGGGGAAAGCGGGTCAACGGTGTTCGCCGATGCCACGCGGAACCAGCCAAAAAGCTGCCCATCCACGTTGTTGACGTAGACCACGGGCTTGAGGTCTTTCCACTGCGGTACTTCCGTCAAGGGAATTTCCTTGCCAAGAGCATCGCGGGAACTGGACTTAAAGGCCCGCTGCGTAATTTTGATTCTATCGCCCTCGACGGTGTGCCGCTCAAGGCGGGAATAGTAGGTTTTGCCCTCCGAGAACATATCACGGAAAACGACATCGGACAGGTCGCTGTCATCGCCGAAAGCAATGGGGTACAAATCCCAATCGGGGGTATAGTCGAAATAGATATGCCCATCACGGACATACGGCTTTATCGTCATGCCACCAGCCGCGCATCCGATCTCGGTCTTGCTCCGCAGCTGTGTAGCCAGCTTCTCAAACTCCTTGCTCAGAAATTCCGAGCGCGGGTTGGTGATGTCCTCGCCTGTGCTATCATCCTTGCCCGCCGTGATGCTCCACTTAAATTCAAGCGTGACCTGACGGGAAATCTCGGACGCGATGAACGCAGGAATGTTGAGGGTTTTGACCTGCTCGTTTTTGTAGACGGGCTTGTCCAGATACGCCCGGTGCCATGCTTCGAGAGCAATCTGCATCTCCTGCGACAGCGGCGTGTCGATGCTCTCCACCTGCTGGATATTCTGATACGGAATCACTCTGCCTAACACCTGCCTTATCATGGTATAGATACTTGAAAAAATAGACATGGGCTGTACCTCACAGGCCGCGCCGTTTCCAAATCGGATTGAGCGCGTACCGCACACTGTCAATGCTGTGGTTGTCCTTATCGGGGTATTGCCCGGTCAGTTCGTCGTCTTTGGTGCGCTCGTATTCGTATTCGGCAAACTCTCGCGCCGTTTCCGGGCATCGGTTGGGGTCAACGACGATTTTCACCAACGATTGCAGCCATTTCATGCTGTACCGCACAGAATCCGGCCCCTTTTCAGTGGGGCGAATAGATGCGCCGTAGGCTTTCAAGTCCGCAATGGATTTCGGCTCGGCGCTATCTGCAATAATGAGGTCTTGCGATGTTACGTTCTTTTCTTTCTGCAAGCGCTGCCAGAAAACCTCATTCGGAGTTTTGTTGCAGCGCAGTTCATCGAAAATATAGAGCGTCATCTTTGAGGGACGGTAGCACATCTTGCTCCAATGGTTGGGATCGGGATACCAGCCCCAGTCGATGCCCTCGTAGATATAATCAAACGACGCAATTTCGGCATCGGTGATTTCTCGCAGTTCAAGGTTGCTGAACACCTCGCCGCCCGTGCCCGTGGGGATGCCCAGATACTCATGTTCATAAGCGCGGGGGTTGGTCTGCCGCAACAGCTCCGCATCATCAAAGAACATCTGGCCGAGCCATTCAGGCGGCACGGTCAGATAAGTGCTGGAATGAACCAGTCTATCGGGGCGCTGAACAAGCGCCTCCTGATTCATAAAGTTGTTCAGGGTGATGGGCGGGTTGAACGACATGAAATTCCAAAACTTAGAGCCGCCACGGTTGGTAGATTGCAACACGTTTCGGATTTCTTTCATCCCATCGAACGTGTCCGCTTCTTCAAACCATGTGATGGCGCAGTACCCTTTGGGGAATTTCAACGATTTCAGCTTCATCGGGTCATCAAGACCGCGAAAAAGAATCGTCTGCCCGGTGCTTTTCCGGGTGATGCTCATGGGGGAAACATGACAGATAAATTCGCTGTCAAGGCCCAGCTTGTCAAGGGCAAAGACCATCTGGCTGTAAACGGAATCGCGCAGGGTGTTGGCGGTCTTACGGAATATGACCGCATTGCAAGCCTCGTTTCCCGGCTGAACCATAATCAGCGGGATAGCAAAGCCAATAAAGGACGATTTCAGCGAACCGCGCCCGCCCTTGAGGAGATATTGCGAGTGCCGATGATCGAGAACATCATCCAGCAGTTCGTCATAGTTGGGCGCGATGACATCTTCGATGTAAACATCAGGCATCGGGCACCGCCTCCCCATCGGCAGGGGCGCTGGTGGGTGTAGCCGTGCTTGCCTGATCGGCATTGGCTTGCTCCGCTGCCGGGGCATCGCCCTCAGCCACGGGGGCGGGCTTCTCGCCGCGTATCAGGTGGATGCGCACTGCATTAGGGTCGCTGGCAGGCTCAGTCTTGCCGGGGCCGCCTGCGCCCTCTGTGGGCGGCTCAGGCGGGGTAAACTCATCAACACCAAACTGGCCGGGGGTGCCCGGTTCCTGCCCCAAAACGCGCAGAATGGCGAACAGGGATTCAATGTTGCCATTGATGGCAGATTGGATAAGGGGAATGAGCATCTGCACCATGAGGGTCGTATTCTCAGAGAACACGTCATCATAGCTCGCCAACTCGGCGCTGGCCTTGTAGTGGGCCTTGCCGCCCTTTTTCTTGTGCTGAGGTTTTGTCAGCAGGTTCAGCAGGGCATCCTTTACCAGCTTCTCCTCCCGGCGCTTTTTGGCCGCTGCCTTACCGCCTTTGGAGCGGATGGCGAACGCCTCCTCCGGGGGGAGCTGATTCAGTGGCGGTTTCATCCCGGACGTATTGCGAGGCTTTTTCTGCTTTTTCTCGCCGGTGTCGGCGGGCTTCGCGTCTTGCGGCGCGGGGCATGCGCTGATCTCCGGCATAGCCTCGGTATTTTCGGGCATCTGCTGCCACCTCCTATCAGTAAAAATAAAAAAAAAGCACCCGGCGCATTTCAGCGCTGAGTGCTAAGGGGTATTCAGTTACTTTGCGATGGGATTATTCATCGTCTGCGTCATCTTCGGCATTTGCCTCGGCATCCTCGGCATCGAGAATGGCGAGTGCCTCAGTATCGCCCCGCTCCGTCAGGATGCGGCGCTCCATGTTGCGCAGGTCATCAAAAAAGCTACCATCCGTTTCAATAGTTCTCTGCTTTGCCATATCGAATCTCCTCTCAATTCATCGAAATTAGCGGTTGTATGTATAATCCTTTTTGCGGGTGATGAACTCATAGCCAAACTTGGGAGCCGTGCGCCGCCAGTAGTCGTTGAGATAGCCAACGGCCATCTGGCGGGCCATGTGTATGGCGGATTGCTTGCTCTTGCCGTCTTTGAGCGCGTCATCATACGCTTTTGTATAGCGATCAGACAAATAACGCTCGATCTGCTTATAGTCTCGGTTGATCTGGTTGTAAAAGGCTTTAGGTTTTGCGCCCTGCCCCTTACGCATGATGTAGTTCATCTCGCCTTGGCCGCTGGCCGTGGCACGGTGTTCCGCCCATTTGGACTCCAGCATGTTTTTAATGTCGGCAAAAGAGAATGTGCCGCCGAAATCTGCCGCGCCTTTGGGGTGTCCGTGCGTGACAGTTGCGCCTTTATAATCCAAAACAGACATCGGGAACGATACGGACGTTGCATTGCCCTTGTACGCCTCGATCAGCTTACCGTCTTTGTCAAAAACGAAAAGCTCCTCATGTTTCAGATTGCGGATGCGACGTTCTGCATCCTCAAGGCTCATGTTGCCGAATTTGGAAATATCAAGCGGATGCGGCGAACCGCCGCCCTTGCCCTCTTTACTCAGCCAGTCGATAAAACCGTTGACATTGCCTTTACCGCCTCTGCCGCCCATGTTCAACCTCCATTATAGCGCTATGCGTCGATTTTGTAAATAAAAAAGCGCCGCAATGTCGGTTTTGACATTTCAGCGCTTAGCGTATTAAATTTGCGAATCAGTCATCCGGGACGCTCTCCCGTACATTGCAGGGCTCTTTCTTACCCTTTACTCGCGCCTTGAGTTTTTCCTGAAACGCTGTAACGTGAAAAATGTTTCCCTCGCACCCGGCGGGCACCTTGCCGTAGAAGATGATCTGCGCGGGCTGTAAGTGCCGCAGCATCTCATTGTACCCAGCCATGAACAGGTCTGCCGATTCGGGGCTTGCCTGTGTGCCAACGCTCGACACGGCCACCGCGCCGCCTATCGGCTCACCGTCAAAGCACCATGCAAAGCTATCCGGCGTACTCCATGAGATGGTCGGAATGACCTTGATGCCGTGGGCCTGCCAATAGGCGCCCAGCCAGTGCTTGCGGTAATGGTTGTAAATCTGGATAATGCGGGGAAAGTCTGTATATGTGCTGAAATCGGGGGTGCATACGGTGTCGAACCGCGCCATCATACCGAGGTAGTTGTCGGGATGCGCCCAGATGCGGTTGAACTGGTAATCGTCAACGAAAAAGTGAACGCCATGCTCTGACGGCTCCTCGCACCCTTTGGCGTAGTTGAAACTTATCCAGTTTTCAGCCGTAGTCAATTCGGGCCGCAGAATGGGGATGTCGAACCGCCCAGCGCCGGGGAAAATGCCCTTATTGAGATTCTCGTAATTGCGTTCTGTGCGGTACACCATAGACCTCCGGGAAAGCAATAAAAATGCGCCGCAGTTGTGACACTGTGGCGCGTAATATAGGGAAGGTCAACGGCGGCAGTACCGGCGTCGGCCCTCGCGGCGAACCGCGATAATAACCAAAATCAGGCGCGTCATACGGGGAAAGGAGAAAAAGCCCGTTTTGCCGTGGACGCGCCGCGAGGTGAAATGCCCTCAAGCCTCGCATGGTTGCACAGGCTGGAATCGAACCAGCTACTTGCAGGGTATGAACCTGCCGAGCTGCCAATGCTCTACTGTGCGATATAATATAGGCCACTGATTGGAAACCGCCAGCGGTGGAACCGCGTGAATGGCTTGCAAACCGCAATTTGCCATCACTGGGGAGGTGCAGATCACTTGTGCCGCCGCAATGGCCGGACGACGGCAATGGCCTAATGGAACCGCATAAGGGCCTTGCACCCTTGCCGTGCTATGGGGATAACACAGCGCCCTTTTCGCTCTAATTGCTGATTGAACAGCTATGCGGTAAAATGCCCCGGCCCCGTAGGCTACCGGGGTAAAATTTAGTGCAGGGGTCAAGGGCCTGCACAGCGCCGGGCGTGAGAGGCGCACCCAGCGTATAGGGCTTTTGCCACCTCGGCGCAAACACGAACGCCGCCGCGCTCATTCACGCAGCGGCGTTTGGAGGTGACAGCGGGGAAAGCACGAGCGAGGGAGCGCCCAGAACTCCCTCGCCCTAAACCCGCAAATACATAATACGCGCATGGGGGCGAACAATCAATATTTTACGTTGAATTGTTCGTCTTGTTCGCTTTTTTCTATGTGGTTTTTGCTAAATAGCGCTTGCAGGCCATACGGCAGGCATCGCCAGTGTATCCCGCGCCCACGCTTGCGCCCACCTGCGCCCACGACAGGCCGTCCACAAAGCGCAAGTGCATAATGAGCCGTAACTGTGCATCATCCACGCCGTCAAGGTACGCTGTGATGCGGTCACGCTCTGCCATAGCGCGGGCCAGCTTGCCCCTGATCTGCTCTTTCAGTTCGATAATGGCTATCGCGTCACTTTCTACACTCGACCCTGCACCGCCGCCACCGGGCATCCCGGACATATTCGGCCCACCGGGGGATGTGGCGCGGGCCTCAAGTTCTGCAAGGCGCTGTTTATCACGGTCAATCTCCAAATTCAGCCAATGGAGCTGAGATAATTCTTTCATCGTCATAGTCAGACGGCCTCCTTTGCCGTGATGATTTTTGCTTTTAGTGATTCCAGCAGGTGGTTTTGTTCGGTGACGCGGCCCATGACCGTTGCGATGGCATCCTCATCCTGCCCGCCCTGCACGACCAGCGAATGGATGACGACGGGATGCGTCTGCCCTTGTCGGTGTAGCCGCTTGTTCGCCTGCAGATAAACCTCCGCCGAGTATGTCAGCCCAAACCAGATGATGTGATGTCCGCCGTGTTGCAGGTTGAGGCCGTAGCAACAGGACACGGGATGGGCCAGCAGAATGTCCACCTCTCCCGCGTTCCATGCCCGTTCATCATCAGGGCCGTTGTATACGCGCACCCGCAGACCCAGCGGCTCAAGGGCGGCGAGGATGCGGGCAAGATCGTGCTGAAACCAGTAGAACAGCAAGGCGTGTTGACCGTGCAGACCCTCAATCAGCTCCACCAGCGCGGCCAGCTTGCAGTCATGAACGGGGATGACCTTGCCATCCTCATCATACACGGCGCCGTTGCAGAGCTGTAACAGCTTGCCCGCCAGCACTCCCGCCGTGCCCGCTGTGATGGTCGATTCGTCCACTTGCAACAGTGCATCCCGCTCCAAACGCTTATACGCGGCGGCGGCAGGGGCGTCCAGCTTGACGGGTATCTCATCATAGATGCGGTCAGGGAGGGTTAGGTAGTCATCGCTGGACAGGCTGATGCAAATATCACTGATAGCGGCATAGATGGCATCTGCCGCGCCCCGGCGGGCCTTGTAAGTAAATATCTGCGATCTGCTGCGCTTGTCCGGCTCAAAGTACATATCGCGGTAAACGGAGATCGTGCGGCCCAGCCGCTGCCCACCGTCCAGCAAGTAAACCTGCGCCCACAAATCCATCAAGCCGTGCGGCGAGGGGGTGCCGGTCAATTCCACAATGCGCTTGATTTTGGGCCGCATTGACCGCAGGGCCTTAAACCGCTTGGCCTGATGGTTTTTGAACGATGACGATTCGTCCAGCACGACCATATCAAACGGCCACGCCTTGCCGTACTCTTTGACAAGCCACTGCACATTGTCCCGATTCGTCACATAGATGTCGGCATCCACTGCCATCGCGGCGCGGCGTTGTGTAGCTGTTCCCAGCACCTCGGAGCAGCGCAGATGCCGCAGATGCTGCCACCCTGAAATTTCGGTGCGCCATGTTGCCTCGGCAACTTTCTTCGGCGCAATGACGAGGCATCGCCGAATTTGCCACGCATAATACTTGAGATAATTAAACGCGGTCAGTGTCATCACGGTTTTGCCCATGCCCATGTCCACGAAAAGCCCGGCAGCGGGGTGATCGATGATGTGCTGGATGCAAAACTGCTGATAGGGGTAGGGGTGGAACTCTTTACAATCCATCTTGCCGCATGACCTCCTCGCAATGGCTGAGAATCGTCTGCACCTGTTCCGGGGTCGATACCGTGCTGAACACGGTAAAGCCCAGCCGCCTCATCTGATTCTGTACATACGTCTGCCGCATCCGCTCCTGCTTGCCAACCTGTTTAAGCTCCACGAACACGACACGACCTCCCGGCAACAGAATCATCCTGTCGGGCACCCCAGATGTGCCGGGGCTTTCAAATTTCAGGCATTGCGCCCCACCGCCCAATTTCTTCACACCGTCACGCAGCTTGCGCTCGATGACCTTTTCCAATTCCGGCATCCTAATAGCCTCCCATCTTTTTCGCGGCATCGCCGCCGCGCTTGTCCACCTGACTGACACACGCGCACGCGCGTATAGACCCGTAAATACGGGGGTATATGCGCTCTCACGCGCGTTATTTTACTTATTTTTATTTTTATTTATTTTAAGTGTCAGAAGTGTCAGTTATAGATATATTGCAACGATACATCGTTATTTTTTAGGCTGACACTTTAACTGACACTTGTATTTTGCTTGTCAGTTGTGTCAGTGCGCTTGTTCACAATTTTTTCATATTTAACTGACACTTCTGACGGTTCTGACACTTGGCATATAAGGAAGTGTCAGCTTTTTGGCCCAAAGTGTCAGTTGATTTTTATACACATTACGCCTGTCTGTTGAATCTCCGATAACCGCGCTGCTGCTTGTACGGCCCAAACTTCATGCCCCGGTTAGCCTCCCAGCCGGGGGTGCTTGCCAGCACGGCATTGATTTCGCGGGTGTCTGCCTGCTTGATGTCGCGGGGGGCGCCGTTGAAAAGTTCGCACCAAACCTCGGCGGCACAGATGCGGTCACGGGGCATCGTCGGGATGTCCTGCCCCTTGCAAGCCCCGGCCCAGTAATCGCGGCGCTTGTCCAACGGCCACTCAAGCCAGTTCGTGGGAACATCGCGCTCCACAAAATCGCGGATAAGACCCTCGCGGACGGATGCCTCGCGGTGATCTTCTTGCCGTGCGCGGGCGGCGTCTGCCAGATCGCCGGTCAGGAACAGCGGCTCTCCCATCATCCAGCGCATCTTTGCCTCGGCCCAAATCTGATTGATTTCGTCATCGGTCAGATCCCATGCACGGTGAATCAGGTCGCCTTGCCCTACGTCCACGGGCCAGAAACGGCGGTTGCCCGTGGTATCTTGCAGAAAATCGCTGACGTTGCAGGTGCCGAAAAAGACACAGCAGCGGGGTAGTTCCTTTACATTACGGCCATAGGCGGCGCGGTAGCGGTCATAGCGCAGGCTCAAAAACTGCTTGATGCGGGATACATCTGTTTTGCGGAAAGCGTCAAGTTCTGCCACTTCGACCAGCCAAACGCCCTGCAAAAGCTCGGATGCCTCTTTGCCCTCAAACGTGCGGATGCTGTCGTTGTACCAGCCTTTGCTCATCCTATCCAGCAGCGTGGACTTGCCGAGGCCCTGCGGCCCGCACAGAATCAGCATATTATCGAATTTGCACCCCGGCTCCATCGCGCGGGCCACAGCACCGACAAACGCCTTTCGGGTGACCGCGCGGGTATAGGGGGAATCGTCAGCACCGAGATAATCAATGAATAGGGTGTCCAGCCGGGGCACTCCATCCCACGCCAGACCCTTGATGAAATCCTGCACCTCATTAAATGCGTGTGTAGCCGCATGGATGTCCAGCCCCGCGTCGATGGCGTTGCGCTTGGTGATTTTGTATCCCTTTTCCATGTACCAGTACATTGCGCTGATGTCCGAATCAGCCCATGCCCGCCGCTTGAATTTGTCGGGGTCTTTGTCCCACGGCAGGGGATACAGCACCTCGCCGCGCCCGCTGAACTCATTCAGCATGAACCGCCCGCACAGGCGAGGGTCATTGTTGAGAATCAGCAGAACATTGTCGATGGTCTGCTTGATTTTGCCGTTTTCATCGCGCTGGATATAACCCAGCCATGCGTTGGGGTCGGTCTGCTGACCGTCATCGCCGATGACCTCGCCCTGTACAGGCTCGGCACCGTCACTGTCGCCGGGGGTCTGCTGATGTCCGTTGCCGGGGATGGGGGCGACAGCGCCAAAGTCAGCCTGCAACTGGGCAAACTGTTCCTTGTTGTAGATAGCCTGCACCGCGCTATCCTGCATCGCCATTTCGCACATCGCCTTATAAGACGGGAGCTTGCTGACCGGGGTGTTGCCGGGGGCGCTGTCGTCCTTATCGCCGTACAGGTGCAGGCGAACAAAATCAAAGGCGTTCACAAGCTGCATAGAGCAGGGGTCAGTAGCGTGATGGCTGTACAGGAATTTGCCGTTATCGTAGATGATAGCGCCGCCCGCCGTGCTGCCGCCCGTATAGGTGTACCGCTCCTCGCTGCCCATGATGCACGGGGTATAGATGCCGGGCAGAAACTTGTCCATCGCCGTGCGGACGTCGTATGCACGACAGAACGCGCCCACGATGCCGGGCTTTGTCAGCGGGTCGCCCTGCTTGAGTGCCATCTTTTGGTAGTTCGGGGCAGCGCCGGGAACCTGCGGCCACTCGACCATGTTGCGCCAGTCCGTGTAGGTTCCTAGCAGGAACGCCACAGATGCCAGCGGTGCATCCTTGCAACGGAACACATAATCCGAATCCACGCAGGCACTCGGCCAGTACATGAGGCGGCTTGCCTGAAATGTGGTAGGGTCGGCTTTATCAATGCCGATCAGCCACGCCAGCCGCCGCGCCAAAGGCTCGTACTCATCGGGGGTAGCAGTACGGTCAAGAGGAATTACGACGCGCAGGCGGGGCTTATTGGGGCAGTGCTTGCGTGTGGAGTAGATCGCATAGCTGCATCCGATGGCATTCACGCGGCTCACGATTTCATCGGTGCCCCAGCCGGGGATATTATCGAAGTCAAGCGTCACAAGGTCACGCCCGGTCACTGCATTGGCCTTGCGCCGTCCGCCGTTGAGGGAGCCGCCCACGAACCCGCCGACATCCTTTAATGCGTCCTGCTGAGGTTTCGGCAGGTGCATATATGCGTCGAGCGTTTCCGTTGAACGGACGGGATTCCGCAGGCGGTCATACAGCTCTGCCACGGTCATCAGCTGAGGTTTCCAGTTGAGATCGTTTCGGGATGCGCCGGTGGTGATGGTAATTTGTCTATCGAATTGCATGACCGTTTTCCTCGCTTTATCGTTATAATGGGGTTTCGCTGTTAGGCTGTTCACGGCTGAACAGTTCAGATGCAACGGATGTCAGGTATCCGGCAATTTCGGAAAGCTCAATGCTCTTGGTTTCCCATCGCATGAGCGCGTACACGGACTGCTCCGGCTTTTCGGGGTCGATGCCACGGGCGATGCACACCAGATTTTTAGGATTCTGCTTTGCAATGGCCGTCAGCCATGCCGCGATGCCCTTTGTGTACTCATTGCCGTTCGGGTCGAGGATGACTACGGGATAAACCTCGGCATCCTCTTTTTCATTCGGTGTAGCCATATCTCTGATTTCCTCCTCACTTGTAGATGTCGCCGCTCTGCTTGTGCCGCAGGGTGATTCGGCCTACGACCTCAAACCCCGCCAGCCCGCAAATGTACTTGACCGTGTGGATAAGCGCGGCGATAGCATCGAACCGTGCCCGGTATTCACTGGTTGCTGCCGCCTCAATGCCCTGATAGGCGGTAGGGTCAGCATAGCCCTTGTCGTTGTAGTAGGGGTTGTTGCGGGAGTTGAACGCCCGCTCATCGACAGAAAAATCAATCACTATAATTCACCATCCTTGCACCGCAATCCGGGTTGATGGTTGGCGCGTCCTCGATCAGACCGCGCACATATTCGGCACCAGCCTTATATGCCTGATATTCGCTGCCGTCATAGGCGCTACCGTTCAAGTCTATTGAACGTAATATGCTGTTTGCATCAATTAGCCGCGCCGATTCTTTCGGCTGGCTTGCACCAGGAGTCTGGCAGCCTATTGTTGTGCTCATTCTGATGCCTCCTCTACATACGCCATGTTCTTGCGCAGATTGAGAAATTTAGGATTGAGAACACAAACCGGGGCAACAGCACCGCCGTTGCATGCACCGTAGTTGTACAGCAGACCATCCGCGTGCATAGTGCGAACGACGATAGATTCCCCCGCGTCGGAATCTTCATCACCACAACACAACGGTGTTGCAGTCCAAATCCAGCTGTCGTAGTGCGGGATGAACTCACGGTACTTGCGATACTCGTCGCAAGTAAGGACAAAAACAACGTCATGTACAGTGCCATAAGCCCTGTCGCCGTTGTCTGCAACAAGGTCAACGGTATGTGACAGCAGACTTTCTCTATCGAAAACAGCGTTCGCCATATCAGATATAATCCCACGCACATTGCTGGTGCGGTAGTTATTCCAGTTGCCTTTTTCATCCGCAAATTTATCACTTGGGCAAAACTTTACATCTTTTGCCCACGGCTTTGCTGTAATAGCCAGCACGCCACCGTCAGGGTGGTTCGGGTCAAGGCAGACCCACTCAACGCTTTTGAACATAAAGTGCTCGCCGGGACGCAGGGTTGTGATGTTAGTCATTGCCGCTCTCCTCTGCGCCCGCAGCGGCGCTCTGTACGGTGGTTTCGGTTTCACCCAGTACATTTGTTGTTGTGACCGTTTCGGCCTCAGCCGGAGCATCGTCGGGGTCGTGGGCGGGTGTCCAGCCCGTGGCCTGCATCAGTGCATCGTACCGCATCATCTCATTTACGACCTCGGCCACAGTAGGGGACGGGGCAGCCTTTTCCGGCTCAAAACCAAAATGCTCGTTGAGAGCCTGTTTGCGCCAGTATTGAGCCATGCGGACAGCGTGATTTCGTTCATCGGCATGGCGATATGCGGTGGTTTTCCAGATACGGGTTTCCTGCTTGGCGAACTCAAGGCGCGTTTTCAGGGATGCGATTTCAGATTCCGCGCTCTTTTTGGTGATGTAGTGCTGAATCGTAGCGCAGACAGTACTCAGCACCAGCAGACCGCTCCAAACAATATCAGTGTTCACAGCTCATCCTCCCAATCCTCAGAGATGCCCTCGTCAAAATCTTCATCTGCCGGTTCAACGAACAGGCAGTGACGCTCATCAATCGGGATGGACGCGCCATCGGGGAAAGCCTCGATCTCGCCCGTGGATTGCTCAGAATAGATAACCTCGCCGTCATCGGGGGACATCTTCTTTGCATCCTCGGCAGATTCGGCATAGGTCATAAAAAAGCCGCTAAACGGTACTTTATACAGACATTTCATTTTCAGTAAACCTCATTTCTTTGCTAAAAATCGTTGCTGAGGGCATCATTACTCAAATCTTCAAGCCTATTGGCGGCAGTTTCAATAAGGCTCGAAAAGGCTGTGATAGGCATACCCATGACGGTGTTACCGATG